AGCGCGACCAGCCGGTCAGCGAGCAGGGCGACGCGGCTGGACCGCCGCGCGTCATCCGCATCGTGGAACGTGCCGATGACGGCTATGCGTCGGGCCAGGCATGAATGGCAGGTGGAGCTGACCGCGCCCCAAGCCGCCTTCGTGCAGGACGACGGGCGCGTCATCGGCCTGGTCGGCGGACGCGGGGCAGGGAAGACGACCGCCGGGGCGGTGCGCGTCCTGGTCTGGGCGTCGCGTCATCAGGGCACCTACCTCGTGCTGGCGCCGACCTACACGATGCTGCGCGACGTGGCCTGGCCGAGGCTGATGGAGCTGGGCCGCGACGCGGGGCTGATCCGCGAGGTGCGCCTCTCCCGCCTGGCCGTGGAGCTGGCCACCGGCAGCCACATCCTGGCCCGCTCCGCCGATGTGCCACAGCGACTGCGCGGCCTGAACCTCTCGGGGGCATGGCTCGACGAGGCGTCGCTGATGCCCTCCGAGGTGCAGGAAACCGTCGCCTTGGCCTTGCGCGAGCGGGGGAACGCCTGGCTGGCCTGCACGTTCACCCCCCAGGGGCGCAGCCACTGGACCTACCGGTTGTTCGGACCCGGCGGCAGTGGCCATACCATCCGCGCGCCCAGCCGGACCAATCCCTGGCTGCCACGTGGCTGGGTCGACCAGCAGCACGCCCTGCTCCAGGGCCCCTTAGCGGCGCAGGAGCTGGAGGGTCAGTGGGTGGATTTGTCGGGCGTGGATTGGCCGGCCGAGTGCTGGGGAGATTGGGTCCTCGTGCCGCCAGAGGCGCTGCCGCCCCGCGCCGAATACCAGATCGTCAGTGTGGCGGTCGACCCCAGCCTGGGGAAAAAAGACCGGGCTGGAGACTACTCGGCGATCATCGCGCTGGGCGTCGCGCGCGACCTATTGTGGGTGCAGGCGGACCTGGCCCGGCGGTCGCCGCAGCAACTGGTGACCGATACCCTGCATGCCTGTGAGCGCTTCAAGCCCGATCTCTTGGGCATCGAGGCCAACCAGTTCCAGGAACTGCTCATCCACGAATTCGAGCGGGTGAGCGGCGGCCGCTTTGGTCTGTCGTGGCCCGTCTTCGGTATCATCAACAAAGTGCCGAAGCTCGTGCGCATCCGCCGCCTCGGTCAGTACATCACGCGGCGCGAGCTGCGGATCGCCGCCGACCCATCGGGGCTGCTCCTGCTGCGGCAGTTGCAGGAATTCCCCTTGGGAGAGCATGACGATGGCCCGGACGCCCTCGAAATGGCGGTCAGACTGATTCTCGAAGCACTGGGAGGCACGTATGGAGACGACGGCCCTGACGGCGCTGGTGGAATACCTCGACCGCGATGAGCCCGCATGGCGGGACCGGCTGAGCCTCCAGGCCGCATACCCCCCTTATCGGAGCCAGGCCGACCTGGATGCGATCCGGGCCGAATGTCGCTGGCTGGCGAGCCAGCATCCGTTCGGCCTGGCGGCCCTGGAGGCCCGGGCCAGCTACGTGGTCGGCACCGGCCACACCTACACCTTGCGCGCCAAGCCACGGGAGGACGTGTCGCCGCAATGGATCGAAGCGGCGCAGCGGGAGATCGTCGAGTTCACCGAGCGCAATGCCTGGTTCTTCCGGCAGCGGGACAATCAGTGGCGGCTCGACCGCGACGGGGAGCTCTTGCTGCGGCTGTTCGACGTCGACGGGTACCTGGTCGTGCGGTACATCGAGCCCGAACTGGTCTCGACTCCCGACGGCCAGCGCGCCCTCCTGGGCCTGGAGCTGGACCCCCAGGACGCCGAGCGCGTGACGGCCTACTGGGTGCGCCGCCCCGACCTGGGGGGGCAATACGAGCGCGTGCCCGCCGACCAGGTGCAGCACCGCCGCAGCACGCTCGATACCGCCTTGCCGCGGGGCCTGCCCGTGCTGTTTCCGGTCCGCGATAACTTGCGGCGTGTCTGGAAACTGCTGCGGAACATGACCACGGTGGCGGGCATCCAGGCGGCCGTGGCGATGGTTCGCACCCATCAGGCTGCCAGCGCCGGCAGCATCCAGCAGTACCTCTCGCGGATGCAGGCGACCCCAGCGGCCTCCGGGACCGCTGCCGGCAGCTCCGCCCCGCGCCCGGGGGACTATGAAACGCTCCCGCCCGGTGCGATCCTCGACCTCGCCCCCGGCGTGTCGGCGGAGTTCCCCTCGCAGGCCATCAATGTGCAGAACTTCGTGGCGGCGGTGCAGGCGGAACTGAGGGCGATTGCGGCCAGGCTTTCCATGCCCGAATACATGCTCAGCGGCGATGCCAGCAACGCGAACTATAGCAGCACGCTGGTGGCGGAGGGTCCGGCCGTGAGGACCTTCGAGCGCTTGCAGAGCGAGATGATCTGGTTCGACACGGCACTCTTGGCGCGGGCCTTGCGCCTCGCCGAGCAGTACGGGCGCCTGCCGGCGGGCCTCACGGATCGTCTGCTGATCGACGCGGAGGCCCCCACGGCCGCGAGCCGCAACCGGCTTGCCGAGGCCCAGGCCGACCAGATTCTGCTGACGATGGGCCTGGTCTCCAAACATACCCTGGCCGCGCGCTACGGCTTCGACTGGACGCAGGAGCAGGCGCTCCTCCAATCGGAAGATGAATAGCTCGCAGGAAGAGCGCGAGGGGCTGGTCATCCGTCGCCTGGCGGCACGGGTGCACCAGCAGCAGGCGGAGCGTCTGGCGCGGTTGGACCGCCTCGCCGATGGGCTGCGCCGACGCGCTGCCAGTCTCGCGCAGGAGGTGGCGCGCCGGGCGGCCCGCGTGGGCATGGCCGGGCTGGCGACGCTCGACGGCATGCTCCGCCAGGCGCTACAGGCGCTTGGCGATGCCCTGGAGCAGGAGCTGACGGCCCAAGGCGCCGCGTCGTGGGAGGCGGCCGCGCGCATGCTCGCGACGGAGCTGCCTATCGACTGGTGGCTGGCGGTCATGGCGACCTGGCGGTGGACGGTGCGCGAACACCGCGAACACCCAGGCGACCTCTGCGAAGACACCAGCGCAGGGCAGGTGCAGGCGCGCCTGGACGACGTCACCGGTTTGACGCCGGAGGAGGTCCGGGACCTCGCCCAGCGGATGCTGCTGCCCCCACCGACGCGCGAACAGGTCGCGCAGTGGCTTGCCACGCCGCCGCCAGGCGGCAAAACCTGGGAGGAGCGTCTGCGGCGCTGGACGGACCAGGTGCGCGGGGCGATGCTCACCCAGCTCACGCAGGGTTTGGCCGCGGGAGAGGACGTCGCACAGCTTGAGCGGCGGCTGCGGCCCCTGGCGGATGGTCTGGCGTACAAGTCCCAGCGGATCGCCCGCACCGAGGGCTGCCGCGTGGCCGAGCGGGCGGCGAATGCGGCGTATGAGCAGATGGGCGGCCTGCTGGACGGCAAGCAGGTCGTCGCGGTCATGGACGAGTGGACGCGCCCGCACCATGCCGCCCGCAACGGCATGATCTATCGCCGCGGCAAGGACGGGCTGTTCCGCAACGACCAGGGGGACCTGGCCCCGGACCTGCCCGACGCGCCGAACTGCCGCTGCACGTTCCTTCCGGTGCTGCGGATGCCGACGCAGCTCGCCCAGACTCCCGAGCTGGCAGCCGCCTTCCGCACGGCGGCCGGCAAGCTGGTGCCCGATCCGGTCAGCTACCGCGACTGGTGGGCCCAGCAGCAGGGCCAGGAGGGGCTGCGGAAGCGGCAACGCGTCGTGGGCGTTGCGCGATACCAGGCGGTGGCGCAGCATCTGGCGCAGATCGCGCCCGACAAGGCGACGGTCGACTTCGAGGATTTCATCGGCCCCGATGGGCAGCTCCTGCCCGTCGCGCAGCTCACCCGCGAGACCTACGAGCAATGGGCACAGCGGCGCCGCCAGGTCGACCTGCTGCTGTCCCGGCGCGCGGCGCTGTACCAGGAGGTCGCGACGCAAGCGTTCGTCGCCCCGCGGACGCGCTTGCCGGCGAGCATCCAGGCCGCCCTTTCGGACCGCCTGGCCGACCAGTGGCGCGCCAAAATCGCGCGGCAGATCGCCGGACTGCGGGTCGATCGCGCCGAGCAAAAGCGCCGTCAGGCATGGCAGAAGACCCTGCATGTGCCGCGCGAGACGCGCGACGAGCTGTTGCGGCGGCGCGCCTTGGCGGAGGAGCAGCTCCGCACCCTGGCGGCGCTGGAACGCGAGCTGAGCGAGTCCCCCCTGCCCCTGCCCGACAAACTGGCACTGAAGCAACAGATCAAGCGGCAGCGCCAGCAGCAGGCCCAGGCGCTAGAGCAGGCGGTGCAGCAAGCCATCTCCGTGCCGGCGCGCTTCCGCAGCCGGCCGCCCGTCCAGCTCGCCAAGGACGTGGCGCAGGCGCCAGGCTTACGCGACGGCCTGGCATGGCTGGGGCGCGTGATCTCGAAGGCCGCCATGCAGCATGTCACGCAGAGCGTGCAGGCCCGCGCGGCGCGTGAGGGAGACTCTTACCTCGATCGCCCCTTTTACCTCGATGGTGTCATGGTCTTTCCGCAGACGCGCCAAAGTGCGTTCGACCTGGTGCACGAGTTCATGCACCATTTCGAGAGGTTTGCCGAGGACTTTCGTGAGCGCATGCGCATCTACTACGAGCGCGCCACGGCGCAGGCCCATCCGCGCTGGCTGGGTCCGCCGTATGCTGCGCATGAGACCTATAAACCGCGCACCGACGGCAAACAGTGGCTGCGTCCGTATCAGGGCTTTGTCGGCGCGCGCGAGATGATTACGATGAAGGTGCAATTGCTGTGCGAGGACCCCCTCGCACTCTTGGACGAAGACCCGCAACTCTTCGAGTTGCTCCTGGAGCATCTGCATGTGGGGGGAGGTGGAAATCCCTGACGGATGGGAGGAGCCGCTGCGGTCTGTGGATCGCGCGTGGTATGCTGCGGGCAGGTGGAGCGGCCCAATGGCATGGCGGGCGCAGGCCGCGACGACGCATGGCCCGCCCGACCATACCCGCCGCGAGACTGAGGTCATCACCTCCGTGGCGGAGCGCCTTGGGGGACGCGTGACATGCCTGGGGCTCTATCCCTGGCCGCTGGGGGGATGGCCGATTTCACCGGAGCTGCGGTCGAAGATCGACCGCGGGGAGATCGTCACCTAGAGGCGATACGAGGCCAGGATGGCGAAAAAGCAGGAAGCGATGAGTGCATCGGACGCGGCGGCCCCGATGCAGGCCCCCCTCACGCCCAATGCCGCCATGCGGCGGCTGGCCCATCAAAGGCTCGATGAACTCATGGACGATGCCGAGGCCCGGCGTTTCTACGGTGCGATCGCCGTCGAAACGACCTGGGAAGCGGGGCAGATCGTCTTGGTGCGCCGCAAGATCGAGGGAACCGACAAGCGCTAGGCGATGGAAGTGGCACGGATGCTGCTATGGTGCATGCCGGCCTGTATGGTGGTACCGGTCGATGACGTCGTGCGCGATGCGCTGGACCTCGTCGAACTGAACCACGTGTTCGACGCGCAAGGCCAGCCGGTCTTCGATCAGATCATCTTTTACGAGTGGTGCGACGCGGCATGCCGCTTCCAGGTGCGCGACTGGCGCCTCGTCAAGTCCGCCGCCATGCGGCCCCAGCGAGATTGGCAGCGCGGCTGCTGGTGGGTGCTCTGGCAGGAGGATCAGGCCCTGCGGTCGGTGCATGCGAGGAGTTTTCGTGAGACATGGACGCAGTACGACCCAGAAATGGTCGAGCGCGAGGTGCTCCCGGCCGAGGCGCGGCGTAAGCTGACAGCGCCGCGCTAGCACCGCCCCCTATGCGTCAAACTTGACAAGGCATGCGCAATTGTTAGGATGGAGACGTCAGGTATCGAACCACTCGGGCCTGGCAGGCGTGTCCTGCCAGGCCCTAATTTGTTGCAACATGCCATGCCGAAAACCGTCGCACGCAGCCGGTCAGGCGATAGGACGCAGCATGAGGCTGCCAGCCACGACGGCACCTGTCGCCTGACCGAATATGCGAGCAGTGCCGGCCTGGCGCTGCGGGTCGACGCGCAAGCCGCCATCATCCGCGGCGTGAAGGTGCTCGGCCTGGAGAGCAGCAACGGACGCCGTTATGAGCCGGCGGCGCTGAAGGCCGCCCTGCCGCTATACGAGGGGAGGGCGGTGAATGTGGATCATGTGGATGGGCAGCGCCGCAGCTACCGTGACCGGATCGGTCGGCTCACCGAATGCCGGTACGAGGCGGATGGCATCTTTGGGACCTTGCAGCTCAACCCGCATCACCCGCTGACCGCCCAGGTACTTTGGGACGCCGAGCATGCACCGCAAAATCTGGGGCTCTCCCACGATGCCCAGGGCCGACTCGTATGGCGCGACGGGCAGCCCATCGTGGAATCGATCACGGCGGTGCGGAGCGTGGACCTGGTCGCGGAGCCGGCGACTACGCGGAGCCTGTTCGAGTCTGCCGACCATGCTGCCGACCATGCGACTGTGGCTGATCCTCAGACCCAGGAGGAACCTGCGATGAATCTTGCGACGCTGACCTTGGAGGCTCTGAAGGCCGCGCGTCCGGACCTCTGCGAGGCGCTGCTCGCGGAGACGACGAAGTCGCGCACGGAGTTGAAGGAAGCCTATGACCGCGTCGCGAAGGAACGCGACGAACTGGCGGCGCAGGTCGCCAGGCTCCAGGCGCAAGCCGCGATGGCCCAGGAGCTGTCCCAGGCCGGCCTGTCGGCCAGCGACCTGCCCGAGGGACTGGCGCCGCTCTTGGAATCGCTGGACCAAGCTGTGGTTTGTCGGGAATCGCCGCTCGGATACACTCTGGCGCATCGACCACGCCAGGTTGAACAAGCTGTGGTTTGTCGGGAATCGCCGCTCGGATACACTGAGTGATGCGGGTCATGGTACGGACTCCTGGCTGTGGTTTGTCGGGAATCGCCGCTCGGATACACTCTGCCGCTGCCGTCAGCGAGTTTGCAGCGCGCTGTGGTTTGTCGGGAATCGCCGCTCGGATACACTCGGCCCGTACTGCGTGTCCCACAGCACATAGCTGTGGTTTGTCGGGAATCGCCGCTCGGATACACTCTGCCGCTGCCGTCAGCGAG